CCATTAGCAAACTTAATTGGAATCATATTGGTTGTATCAGGTGCAGTATTTGGCTATGCAAATCTAACAGGCAGAATAAGTTCATTAGAAACAGCAGATACATTATTTCAAGCTGATCTATTAAAGAAAGCAGAACAAGAGCCAAAAAATTTAGAAATGTATATGTTGATCGAGCATTTAGCATCTCAAATAGAGTCTATTGAAAAAGAAATAGAAGCATCAAGATACAATAAAGTTAATATAGATCATTTAAAAGAAAGAGTAGAAGAATTAAATAAAGAATTAGCTAAATTAAGAAATGGGAGTCACTAATGATTGAAATGGTTTTTGCATTACTTTTAATATCTGAAAATGAAATAAAAGAACACAGAATACAAGATTCATTAAGTCAATGTTTAAAAGGTAAGCGTATAGCAGAACGACAACTAAAAAATAACTCGAATATATCCTATCAATGCATAAAGTCAGAAGCAGAGATAGAAATATATATGGGAGAAAAATCAATTAAAAAACTTATATTAAAATGAACAAAGTAGATGTTGTAAGAGTATTAGCAGAAGATAAAACATTTGAAAATGAAGTTAGAGATAAAGGCGAAAACGATTTAGAAGTTAAGATTAAAATATTAGAAAAAGAAGTAGATACATTAAAAGCAATAATAAATTTAAAAGAGATTGAATTAACTAGCAATCAAACTAAAATAAAAGAAGTTAAAGAAGATAATAAAAAGTTAGCTAAACAAATTGAAGATTTAGAAAAGGAAGCAAAGGATATGTTATTATATCCATAATTATGAGTTTTAAAAATGATAGATTGGTGTGTAGAAAAGATTGGCAAGATTGCGAGAACAATATTCCATTGGTCTTGGAGAGTACAAACTCACAGAAAATATTACAGAAAGAAGAAGTAAATGGAATTTGTTTTAACAATGATAATGTGTGCCTTTGTTGAGGGAAAGACTACTTGTATGCCACCTCATACTTTTAAAGAAACTTATACAGATGGATATAGTTGCATGCTTGCTGGTTATACAAAATCATATGATAAAATTGTTGAACTTGGACAAGAAGATGTTAATAAATTTAATATCTATATAAAATTTGGTTGCAATGAAAATCAATCTAACAAAACCACAATATCAAGTAAGCACATCAGATAATAGATTTAGAGTTTTAATATCAGGCAGAAGATTCGGTAAAACCTTTTTATGTATTACAGAGATGATGAAATATGCATCAAAGGTAAATCAAACTATATGGTATGTAGCACCTACATTTAAAATGGCTAGAGAAATTGTATGGTCTAAATTAAAAGAAATTTTACATTCATTTAATTGGATAGAAGAAATAAATGAAACAAATCTACAAATAACAATTAAAAAGACAGGATCAAAAATATCATTAAAAGGTTGTGATAATTATGATTCATTAAGAGGTGTAGGAATAGACTTTTTAATACTAGATGAATTTGCTGATATTGATGAAAAGGCATGGACAGAAGTATTAAGAGCATCTGTTGCTGATACTGTCGGAGATGTTTTAATGTGTGGATCCCCTAAAGGTTATGGTAATTGGTCTTATAGAATGTACCTTAAAGGTCAGGGAGAAGATAAAGAATGGAAAAGTTTCCAATTTACAACTTTACAAGGTGGAATGGTTTCACAAGATGAAATAGATCAAGCTAAACAAGATGTAGATATTAGAACATTTAGACAAGAATTTGAGGGTACTTTTGAGAATTATGCTGGAAGTGTTTATTATAATTTCCACCCTGTTGAAAATGTTAAGCATAAACAATTAGATTGGACAAAACCTTTACATATCGGATTAGACTTTAATGTTGATCCTATGTCAGCTTCAGTATCTCAAATAGATGGAGATATAATACATTTTGTTGATGAGATTGTAATTTATTCAAGTAATACTGATGAAATGGTTGAAGAAATAAGAAATAGATATGGATCAAAAATGAAAATATTTTTATATCCTGATCCAGCATGTAGGCAAAGAAAGACATCAGCTGGAGGAAGAACTGATTTAACTATATTACAAAATGCTGGATTTAGTGTTAAATGTAAATTAAAACATTCTCCTGTGAGAGATAGAATCAATGCAGTTAATTCAAGATTAAAAGATGCAAATGGAAAGAGACACATCTTTGTTAATCCATCTTGCAAAACAATCATCAATGGTTTACAAAGACAGATATACAAGGAAAATACAAATATTCCTGATAAGGAAGAAGGATTTGACCATATGAACGATTCGATAGGATATTGCATTGAAATTTTAAAACCACTTATCGCTCAAACAAAACCTTTTAAACCATCAAGATGGACACATAAATAATATGGCTTACGCTAGAGATGAAGCATTAGAAACTCATAAAGATTACAAAGAAAATGTAAACTTATGGGAGTATTATATAAGATCGTATAATGGTGGTTATGATTACATGGTCGGTCAATATCTTAACAGATATAATTTAGAATTAGATAATGAATTTAATCAAAGATTAGCAAATACTCCTTGTGATAATCATTGTAAAAATATTATTCAGATTTATTCATCATTTTTATTTAGAGTCAAAGCAAGTAGAAATTTTGGATCAATGGCAGATGAGTCTAGTTTAGAATCATTCTTAAAAGATGCAGATCTAGATGGAAATAGTTTTAACAATGTAATTAAACAAGCACAAAATTATTCTTCTATTTATGGACATTGTTTTATGATTTTAGATAAACCTAAAGTCACAACAAATACAAAAGCAGAAGAATTAGAACAAGACATAAGACCTTACTTATCAATTATTACTCCTGAAAATGTTTTAGATTGGAATTTTAAAAGAGAAATAAA